TTACAAACAGAAGCTGAAACTCTAACTACAATGGAGTTTATCAGACAAGGTAAAAAAGGTATTAGTGAAATTACAGAAGAAGAAAATGAGGCTTTATTAAAACAAAAAGAAATATTAAGTAATATAGAAAATGCTTATACACAATTTGAAAGTAGTTTAATTGAAGAAAAAACTAAACCTAAAGATACTGGTGCAACAGATGCAGAAAAACTTGCTGAACAACAAAGGTTAAAAGCAATAGATGATGCAGCAACATCAATAGAAGAAATAACTAAACTAGAAGATGATTATTTACAGTCTAAACTATCTAAAGAACAACAAGAAATAAATGCGGTAAGAGATAAATATTTTACCCAAATAGAAGAAGCTAAAAAATATAATTTAGATACAACACTACTAGAAGAAGCTAGGTTATATGAAATTAATGCTATAACAAAAAAGTTTGAAGATGAAGCAGAAGAAGAAAGAGCAGAAGCAAGAGCAAAGAAAATGGATGCTTTTAATAAAAGAAATGATGAAAGACTAGATACTATTGCAAAAAATGCAAAAAGAGAAATAGAGATAGAACAAGAAGTAGCAGATGCAAAAGCAAACATATTAGATGCACAACTTGATACAGTAGAAAGGGGTTTTAACTTACTAGGACAATTAGCTAATAAAAATAAAGCCTTACAAGCTGCTGCAATAATAGGAGAAAATGCGGTTGGTATTGCTAAACAAGTTGTATTTACTAAAGCTGCAAATGCTGGTGCAAAATTAAAATATGCAACCTTACCTGGTGGTGCATTACTTGCTGCTGCCGAAGCTAAAGCAAACAACATATCATTAGGTATAGGAATTGCATCATCTGTTGCTGCTACTGCACAAGCATTATCTGCTCTTAAATCTAGTGGTAGTCCATCAAGACCATCAATAGGTGCGGATGGCGGATCACAAGCACCAGCATTTAATGTAGTAGGTGCAAGTGGTGAAACACAATTAGCAGATGCAATAGGTAGTCAAACACAAAGACCAGCAAGGGCATACGTTGTATCTAATGATGTAACAACTGCACAAGAAATGGATAGAAACATTATTGAGGGTGCTAGTATAGGCTAAATGCAAAATTAAAAACTAAACACGTTATATATTTATGAGGATAATAGAACTTATTTTAGATGAAGAAGATTTAGATGCTGGAGTAGAAGCGATTTCAATCGTAGAAAGCCCAGCCATTGAAAGTGACTTTGTTGCATTAAAGAACCAAGAAATAAAGTTAGCAGAAGTAGACAAAGAAAAAAAAATCTTAATGGGTGCTTTATTAATACCAGACAAGCCTATATACCGAAATGGTTCAGAAGGTGAGTATTACATATTCTTTTCAAAAGATACTATTGTAAAAGCATCTCAAATGTTCTTACAGAATGGCAATCAAAGTAGATCAACACTAGAACACGCACAAGCACTTAATGGTTTAACATTAGTTGAAAGTTGGATAGTAGAAGATAAAGCCAAAGACAAGACTGCATTGTATGGTTTAGACGTACCAGTAGGTACTTGGATGGGATCAGTCAAGGTCAATAATGAAGATGTTTGGAATGAGTATGTAAAGACAAACAAGGTAAAAGGCTTTTCTATCGAGGGTTACTTTGCGGATAAAATGGAAGCACCTAAAGAAGCTATAGAAGAACAAATGGCTGAACAATTATTAAACCAAATAAAAGACATAGTAAAATGAAAAGTAACATAGAAAAGGTATACTCTAAGCTACCACAGAAGAAACACAACTTTAAAAAACAAAAAGTAGAACTTGAAAGTGTACAAGTACTTGAAGATACAATGAGTGAACTACATATTAATTGGCGGTCTGTTGATGATTTAAAAGTTGATTTTCAAGAAGAATATAATGATATGCTTTCTCGTGTTAGTTTTATTGAAAATGCTTATGATGTGTGGAAAGAAAATCTTGATAAAGTACAAAATGCTTTAGTTGATTTTGAAGCAAAAGCAAAAGATTTAGGTGTAAACCCTATGGATTTTAAAGGTTATTCAGATGCTTATTATCAATCAAAAGATTATGTAGATGAAGTGCAAGAATTAAGCGATAAAATAAAACAAATGCAAAACATATCACAAATATAAAACCAAATATAAAATGAAAAGTAGATTAGAAAAAGTTTATAGCAAACTACCAAACCAAAAAGTAAACCTTAAAAAGCAAAAAGTAGCATTGTCTTTAGTGGATGATATTCAAAATGAACTTGATAGATTTGAACAAGCTGAAAGTGAAGCATCATATTTAGCTTATGAGTATGGTGATGAAATTATTGATGCCTATGATGAATTTAGATCAAAATACCCAATAGATGATTATATTATTAATGGTGCAACTAGAGATTTAGAAGAAGTATCAGAGAATATCAGCAAAGCACTATCTGAACTACAAACCAAAGCAGAAGAACTTGGTATTGATCCAAATGAAATTTTAAATGATTTTGATGATATAAAGCAAAGAGCAGATAATTCATCTGCATTAAATAATGATGCAAAAGAAAAATACAAAGAAGTTATAGGTTATACTGGCTTTAATGATTTTTGGAGATAATGCAAAGAAACAACAAAAATAAAACTTTCATCCCTAGTAGAACATCACCTACTGGGGGTGGACGTGCTTGTTTATGTTGGGATACCAACAAGTATTCTATCTCTTGTTGTGATGGTTCTATGCAAGCACAAGGCATTGGTGTAATAACAAGAACAGATTGAAAATGCAAAAAGTAAATTAATAATCGTTATATAAATAGTATGGAAAAAACAAAAATGTTAAATCAAATTAGAACACTTCTAAACATCGAGGTAAAACTTGAAGAAATGAAGTTGGAAAACGGTACTGTAGTTAGTGCTGATACATTTGAAAAAGGAAGTGAAATCTTTATTGTCACAGATGATGAGAAAGTAGCAATGCCAGTTGGGGAGTATATCCTTGAAGATGGTAGATTAGTTGTAGTATCTGAAGAAGGTATGATTGCAGATGTTAAAGAAGTATCTGATGAAGTACCAGCAGAAGAAACAGAAGATCTTGAAGAAGAAACTGTTGAAACAGAAGTACCAGAAGAAGTTGCTACAGAGGTTGAAGCAATTATTGAAGCAGTAGTTGAAGTGATTGCACCAGTACTTGAAGAAGTAAAATCTGAAATTGAAGAACTTAAAAAACAATTTTCAGAAATGAAAGGTGGCAAGAAAAAAGAAGATATGTCTGCTGCTAGAAAACCAATTAAACACAACCCAGAAGCAAAAGCACCACAGAAAAAACAAATGCAATTTGCTAAAGGACAATTTAACACAACACTTGATAGAGTATTAAACAAATTAAATAAATAAAATGAAAAAAAGAAACGTAAATTTAGCAACTACAACTAACATCACTACTACTTATGCGGGTGAATTTGCTGGTGAGTATATCGCAGCAGCTTTATTATCTGCATCAACTATTGATGATGGTGGTTTAACAGTAAAGGCAAATATTGCTTTTAAAGAAGTAATCAAAAAACTAGCTACAAATGCTTTAGTGGCATCTGCATCTTGTGACTTTGATCCAACATCTACAGTTACACTAACTGAAAGAATTATTGAACCAAAAGAATTACAAGTAAACCTACAACTTTGTAAGTATGACTTCGTCAACGATTGGGAAGCACAATCAATGGGTTATGGTCTTGGTCAAACATTGCCACCAAAGTTTTCTGACTTTATGATTGCACACGTAGCAAGTGAGGTAGCGCAGAACACAGAGTTTTGTATCTGGCAAGGTGATACAGCAGCGGGAACTAACAACTCTTTTGATGGGTTTGAGAAACTAATTGCAGCATCAGCAGCAGCGGGAGATATTCCAGCAGCACAACAAGTTGCAGCAGTAGCGGGTGGATTGTTATCTACAAACATCATCGATGAACTTTCTAAAGTAGTAGATGCAATACCAGCATCACTATACGGTAAAGAGGATTTATTCTTATACATCGGAACTAAAGCAGCTAAACTATATGTACAAGCACTTGGTGGTTTTGGAGCAAATGGATTAGGAGCAAACGGTGTAGCTAATATGGGAACACAATGGTGGAATAACGGCAGTCTTTCAATTTCTGGGGTTAAAATCTTTGTATCACCAGGATTATCTGACAACAAAATGTATGCAGCACAACGTTCTAACTTATACTTTGGAACTGGGTTACTAAATTCAGCACAAGAAGTTAGGGTTTTAGATATGCAAAATCTTGACGGTAGCAACAATGTGAGAATGATAATGCGTTTTACAAGTGCAGTACAATTCGGAATTGCATCTGACATAGTTTCTTACGCATAATTAATTAATTAATCAATAGAAAGGGGTGGGTAGGTAATCTGCTCACCTCTTTTTTTTTAAAACAATAAAAACAATGGCTTGTACATTAACAACGGGTAGAAAACTACCTTGCAAAAGTGCTTTTGGTGGCATTAAAAAAGTATTCTTTGCTGATTTCGGTAATATTGGTTCAATCACAGTAGACCCAGCAACTGGTGAAGCTACACTTGGGGTAGGAATACAAACTTGGTATGAATATGATGTAAAAGGAAATTCATCTTTAGAAACTACTGTGACTTCATCGAGAGAGAATGGAACGACATTTTATACTCAAACTTTAAACCTTACACTTACTTATTTAGATGCTTTAACGCAACAAGAACTACAAACACTTGCAGTAGCAAGACCATATGTAGTAGTAGAAGATTACTATGGTAATAGCTTCTTATGTGGTTATGAAAATGGTATGGAGTGTACTGGTGGTACGGTAGTAACTGGAGCAGCAGCGGGTGATTTATCAGGATTTACACTTACCTTTGAGGGTATGGAAGAAACTGCACCTTATTTCCTTGCATTAGGAGTAACTGGAGATGCAGCACAAGTAGACCCAACTGCATAATTAATATTTATTTTAAATTGAAAGCATCCTTAATCGGGTGCTTTTTTTTTGTTTTTACAAATTAGTATTTTTTATACG